ATTGATAGGCTCATCAATATCGTAGACTTTCGCACTTGGAAAATTAGAAATTTCATCAAGTAACGCTTGCACCCTTTGTTTAAATTCTTCAGTCGTGTCATTCCACAAATAACTAATCATGTCTTCATAACCTTCTGAATCCATGCTTTCATATATCCAATCTAATACAGTTTCAGCAGATAACTTGATTGTTCTTTCTTTTAGAGTTCGCCAACCGCTTCTATCATCTACATTTAACGAGTTCCATTCACGTTTTAAATCGGATGCCTCTACTTGTGATTGAACTTGTTCATTAAATAGCAATTCATCGTCTTTTATTTCGTTAATTGTTTTCATTTAAGCATCACCCTCCGCGAACAACTCTTTGATTTCGTCACCGAATAATTCGATGGCACGTTTGGCATCTTGTTTATTCTTGAAATAACCGAAAGTCGAAAATGAATTTACGCTACTAGTCCATAACGCTTTAACCTCTTCTTCTGTGTAATCAATTTCCCATTTTTCATCACGATTACTCCAATCAGGCTTCCATCCATCATTACACTCATCACGAAACGCTCTGAATCGTGTCAATAGGTTTCTGCGTTTGGCTTCGAGTTCGGCTGCTTCTCTAGTTAGAAAGGCGTTACCTGCGATGAATACTTCCTTGTCGAGGTTGTGGTCATTCCAAATTACCTTTTCAAATTCTCCACTGTCACAAATTATCCAATAATTATCTCCAATCTTATACGGGCATTTCATCTCCCACCCGTTTTCCAAGCGTTCGATTTCTGCTTTCATTTCTTTTAGCTTTGCTGTTGCTTCTTCTACTTGTTGATTTAACTTTGCTTCCAAGTCTGCTGTTTGTTTTTTTAGTGTTTCTAGGTTTGTCATTGTTTATTCTCCTTCTTAAGTCGCACTCATTAATAAACCTTGTATAATTTCAGGATTTTTCTTCAATTGTTCGCTTAACGTAATTGCGTTTTCTATCGCCTTCAACGATGTCTCAAATCCAATTAAGAAAGCAAATCGTTCATTGTAGCTCATTTCTTCTAATTGTCCATAGTTGATATCTTCCTGGAATTGCTTCAACGCTCCTAAATACATTGACATGTCCTTACACTTACAATGAGCCACAATCAAGTAATGCACATCGTCTTTTAATTTCTTCAATTCGTTTTTAGCCAATTGACTTCACCGCCTGTTCTACTTTCGGTAAGTTCTCTACAATCTTGTCTCTTGTTCCGGATGCAATGTCGTACGGATCCTTCATAAACCTAACTAGCGTGTTCGCATTTACCTTCAACGCTCTTGAAGCAGCAAGCATCTTTTCGTTTGAATCTCCAACCATTCCATAAATGTACGTGATAACTTCTCCGAAATTCTCACCCATTCTCCTTGAAGAAACATGAAGCACTTTTTCTT